TTTTAATAACGTTATCAAAATACTGATCAGCTGAAACATTATAGGTTTCGGATTGAGCGAGTGTTTCACCCTCGTCAATCGTTGTTGTTGCAGTAATCGGACTATCGACAGATGTTAGGGCTCGGTTATATAATAATTCACCGTCATCTCCTCTGCTTTTTATTTCTGTTGACACGTCTTCACCTATTAATAGCTGTGAAGCTGCATTTACAAACTGGGCCTCAGTCAATTGTCTACCTTTGACAAGCTTTTGATTTGTTTCACTTTCGGGTTGGCTTGGATCAAAGTCAGGGTTGGGGACATTGGTATCTGAAGTGCTATCAGCCGTAAAGAAACTCACGGGCCTTGTTTGAACGTTTCCATTTTCGTCTTCAAAGGTCACAACAATTCCGGCATCATTTCTTTTAACCTCAAGAACATTGGTGTTACCCCCGTAGTCTCTGTAGTAATCTACTGCCGCGTTAATATCAGCAATGTTCCCAGAATATAAGGTGCTTATAACTTGAGCTTTTGTTTTTAAGTCTGTCGCCTTGTCTCGATCTGATTTCTTAAATTTATCTTTTTCTAAGTTTAGTTTGTCAAAGTCTAGTGCTAATCTTTGTTTTTTAAGTTTTAATTCTTCTTTTTGTACAGCAGTTAAATCTTGAGCCTCTTCTCTGGATCCTCCTAGCCCAGCTTCAAACTGTGCAGATGCAAAGTCTTTAGCAGCTTGCAGTTGTTTTTTTCCGTTAACAGTTGTGAAGTTATTTGTTCCGTCGGGGTTTACAAGAATAAGGTTCTCATTTATTTTCGCCTTGTTCTCATCATACGTAAAAGTATAAGCTTCACCATTAGGTGCAAATCCCATGTTCTCAGTAAGGATACTAGACACGTGGTTAGGGTTGGCAGTGAAAGACGCCACCATATTTAATTTTGCTTTGTCCAAAAGCAATTGCTCTTTATCCCCTAGGGTTCCGTCTTGTATAGCTTGAAAAAACTGCTTAGTAGTTAATCCGCTGCTCTCTTTAATCAGCGTTGCGCCTAATCCTTTTATAGCTTTATTAATAGAACCATCCAGATCATATTTATTATACTTCGCTGAGGCTTGCTGAACAAGCTCAGAGGCGTTTGCAAACTCCCCTGGTTTAGTTGATATTTGCCACTCACCGTTCTCATCTTTGTACCTGCGTGCAACGTTTACCTCCCCCGTCAATGGGTTTATGTACGCTCCGTTGTTAGCAAAAGCTAGGAACCCTTCAGTCTGTTGGCGCATCCAGTTTTCTTTGGATTGGCTTTCACCATCTGCAAACCTACGCATTGACTCGTCATACCCTTCGTTGAATTTTTTGCCAGCTTCAAACATAAGGTCTGTACCTTGATTAGCATTGGCTCTAAACTTATAGAAGTCTCTCTCGGATAGATTACCGCTTTTAAGCATCCTCTCGGCATTTCTCATGGCTTCTCCTGCGTCTGCAGAGAAATCCCCCATAAATCGATTAACCTCCGCATTTGTCCCCTGTGGTTGATTTAAGAGGTCTTTGTTATATTGTGTTAGTTGTTTATCAATATCGTCTTTTCTGTTTTGACGATCTGTTATTTCAGCTTGGATGTTGTCGGTCATTTGTTTACCAACCTCTTGCCAATTTATTTGCATTGGCTTTGCATCCTTAACGTACCCGTATCCTAGTGCCATTTATTGATATTTTGAAAATTGTCCTCCCGCTGAAATACTTGGTATGTCTATTGATCCAGGAAACGCGATCTGTGGTGTTTGAAAATTCCTATCAAATATAGTAGGAAACGGATCGACAAAACTTCTATTATACTGAGGCTGTACAGTATTGACCATGCCTTGAATAGATGTATCCACATCTGGCAAAGTACCACCACGCAAAGGTGTTCCTTGTGCAACTTGTGCAACTTGTGGCTGGGCACTACCATACAATGAAGGAAGCTTCATCGCCTGTGTCCCTAGATTTACTAATCCGCCGACGGCTGCCATATTAGCGGCTTGCTCCGCTGCTCTTGCGTCAGCGGCAATCTGTTGTTGTCCTGCGACTTCACCCAAGTCTAAATTAGCCCTAGCATCGCGGAGTCTAGACTCTTCTTTTAGTGCTGCAGTTTCAAGGTTCTGAAGGTCTTGAGCCATATCTGTACGGGCTTGTGCTTGTGCTGCTTGATTAAACACTGCTGCTCTACCTGCTCCAACGGCTGCTCCTCTTTGCTCTCCCTCTCTTGCAGCTTGTAAAATCTGTTTCGTGCCAGATAAACCAGCCTCTCTAGCTCGCTCGTACGCCTCTTTTTGGATTGATCTGCCCTCCATATAATTAACTTCCAATTTAGCTTTGGCCGCGTCCATTGCTTCTTGAGCATCTATCTCAGCTTGCTTCTGTCTTTCTCTTTGCTTTCCTGCTTGCGCAAAACTACCGATTGATGCTCCTATATTTGTTGCTAATCCTATCCCTGCTGCTATTGTTGTAAATGCCGCCATATTATAATACTTTAATCATTTCTTGTGTGTAATTGTCTGCTTTGATATATCCAAGCTTCTCATATGTTCCCATCAAACCCTTATGTTTTATAAGAGCATATGAATATTTTTTTCCTGAGTTCTTAGCTAGATTAGTTAAAGTGTCAACTAATAGGTTTACAGCGCTATGCTTTTTCTTCTTGCTGTCGTAATTTTTATTTGATATAATCCAATCCACCCAAGCTACTTTTGAATTTGTTACATATATAAATCCTGCACATACAGGAATGTCTTCGTCTAACACTAAAAACCCTCCTTCGCCGTCATCTGGCAGAAAGTCTTTGGCTGGAGGCTCCCATCCCCAGTCCTTCCACCAACCAACTAATACTTCGTCATAGTCAGTGGAATTTAGTTTTCGTATATCAAACTCCATACACAAACAAAGATACTATTTTTTATGGATAGCTTTTCATGATTTCAGCTTGTACAGCAAAGAGCTCTGTTGGGGAAGGCCCCGTGTTTACGATTTGAAATCTACAGAAATGTCCGAGAAGACCATAAGACTCAGCCGTATTATTTTTTACTCCTATAACGTAAGGGTTTCCAACCGTAGGATCCTCAGCGCCATTAATAGTGGCATCAATAATAATATTATTTATGTTTTGTGTTAAATCTATGTTTACTTGTGTCACTCTACCCGCTAATTCAGGTGTATTGGTTACTTCATTATTAAAATACAAAAAGTCTCCAACGCTGAGAATAGATCCAATATTTATCGTTGGACTTGACAAGAAATCAAATTGCCTAGCAGATGGCAAACCACTAAATCCACTTGATCGCCCAATGCCATTAATCGCTCTGGATGCAAAATTTGAAATTATAGTAGGTGACTGTGTTGTGTTTTTAATGTCGGCATACCATGACCCTTCCTTTAACTCAAACCATTCGTTGCTTATAAATCCGCCACCTTGAATATCTGTTTTTAATGTTACTGTCCAAGGCTCGTCCGATTGTAAGTTTATTGTTTTAAATAGTTTAGTTACGATAGGAAGTTCATTTATTACACTTGTAACTGATGAGTTGTATTGTCTGCCGTAAAAGTTGTTCCTTAAAACATTGGTGTTGTGTCTGTATAAATTGCCTCCATTAAAAGTGTAAAAGAAATTATTCATCCCAATCATATAGTCAGGATTATAAGAATAAAAAGACGGCCATCCCTTAGAGTTTTCACTATAGGTTAGAGTATACTGTGGACCCAATGGTAAAAGGGGTACTGGCACAGGGTTGGCGGGGATTGGAGTGGGAGAAGGTGTGGGGGTGGGTTCGGGCGTTGCTGTGGGAGTAGGAACAGGTGTAGCTGTTGGAGTAGGAGTAGGAACAAATGTAGCTGTTGGTGCTGGCGTAGCAGTTGCCGCTTCTTCTCCTCTTATACATATCTGCCCACTTCCATAAGAATCATTGTTCGGATCATCTATCTCGAAAGTTAAGATGTCATAATTCCCAGCGGGTAAAGTTGCTCCAGTGGTATAACTAAATTCTGTAACGTCATTATTGAACTGTGTGGCCGTAGCGCCAAAAGGTCTTTCAGGATAAAATCTTATTGCCTCAACACCATTAGCATCTAGTAAAACTCCAGCAACACTTATTTGCCCTGTTGATTGTGAGCTATATTGACCTCCAGAATCCCACTTAGCATTTACATAAGGTCTATTAGTACCACTAAAAACTAAATCTGTAGGTATATTAATTGAAGTTCTATTTCCTACAGTATATGTTCCAACAGGTGAAACATATCTCTCCCCGTTGTTTTCTGGATTTTCTATTCTTTGCCCACAATATTGTACTACACCCATGTGAGCAAAAATACGATTTTATTTATTAAGTTATTTTTTATAAAAGACCCTCTATTTTTTCTACCCAACCCTTGTTTTTTGAGTAAGCCCACAATAACCAATGACTTGGAGCAGTTATATTTTCATTAATTTCTATAGTAGGTTTATTTAAAATGTATTGAAAATCAACATAATCTTTTCTGTATATTTCTTTATGCTCCGCATCTTTAAGTATAAGAGCTGCAAAATCATAATCTTTTTCTTTAAATACTGAAGCATCAAAATTAATAACTTGGTTAAATCTAGGTGTAAAAACTTCCGTTGAATTTCCAGGGGGCAATCTGTTAGATTTACAAGAATCAGTTACAGATCTATCTTTAAATCTTAATCCCGCATATACCTCATAATCAGAAATAGATCTAACGTCGCCTACATTATAAGCTTCAAAACTTTTTTTATTACACGGAGAGCAAACATATCCGTCAACTCCTAGAAGCATTCGTGTTCGCGCGTGTGCACTAATGTTTTTCTCTCCCCATGTAGTGTCGTCATCCCAATGTTTTGTTCTTCCCTTTCTAGTGTACTCATGCCATGCAATAATTTTATGTGGATGAAACAAGTCATACCCATGGGTGTAGGCTCTTACCGCTATAGTTATTTCTTCCCCATGGAAATAAAGCAATGGGTCATGTTGTACTTCTTTACAAAAATCGCCTACCGTAAAAGCAAAGTGTGCGGAATAAAACCGTGCTAAGATTGGTTCTTTTGGCGAATTTTCGATATAATAAGGTTTAAAAAAGACTATACCTTCGGGAGTAAATTTGTCAAATGCCATTGCCCACGCTTGCTTATGTCTTTCTTTTGGATCGTTTTCGGGATTGTATGAAGGAATATAACTAGTGATTAAAGGCTTTTTGTGGCCTTTTTTCTGTAATTTTTTAAGCATTTTTATACACTCCTTATCCCAACCTTTTATAAATCTATGGTGTGAGTCTAACTGAAGGGTATATTTTTGACCTTCGTAGTGCTGCTGTATTTGATTTCTTGCCCAACACGCTCCGAGTGATTCAGTGTGGGGTATGTCAATAATAATAAACCTTCCGTCATCAGCATACTTTTGTAAAGTATCCCACTGATCTTCATCGCTGTGCTGATGTGCAATGCATATAGTTAAAGCTTCTGGATTACTTGCGTTAGCTAATAAATCATCAATTGTGGGTATTAGCTCTGGGTCGCGATAACTCGCAATTTGAATAAATATAGATTCCATTTGATTTCATTTAATTTAATTTAAAAAGGCCGGTTTCTAATGTCAAAATCTGTAAAGGAGCCGGGCTGATCTATTCCTGATTCGGGACTTTCAAAATTAGAACATTCATAACAACTTTGCACTTTATAAGACCCACTTAAATTTATTGGATCGGCGCCGCCTGTTCCTGTTTGTGTTGGTCCTAACGTATAACACTTGCCAGTACTAGGCGCGTAAACTACATCTCCTGTTTGATAACCGAAAGGACTAGCCTCCCAATATTCAGCTGTATTCATAGTTATAAGTGATCCTATATTAGCGTTAATAGGGTCATTACATCTCCGTAATGTAAAATATGATTGATTATCAGGGCAATTACTTGCACACCCACTGAAATTACTATTTGATTCTAATCTGCCTTGGTCGTCTACACACTGTAAACCTGTTACTGTTGGGAATAGGTTTTCATCATTACTAGTTCCTATTATCTGATAGGTTCCAGAAGCTCCACCCATTCTAGTAAAGTTATTATAATTTGTAGTTGTAGAAAATATAGATCTGATATTGGTTGTACATTTGGAAACAATATAATTATTTACTGGAGGACCTGTAGGCACCGGAGGACATAATGTTTCACCTGCAAGTTCAGATGGGTTAATAATTAAATTAGAACTAACTGAAACTAAAGGAGGATAATTTACATCATCCGTATAAGTATAATAACACCCAGTCTCTGCCTCTAGATACCTTTGATTGTTAGTAAGTGCTGTTAGCGAGAACATGTACCTAATCTCAGTAGTATTACAAGGCACACATGGCACTAGTCTATAGTAATATCCTGCAACTGTCGGCGTCGGCGTCGGCGTCGGCGTAGGCGAAGATGTCGGCGTAGGCGTGGGAGCAGAAGTTGGGCCAGGCGTAGGCGTAGGAAATGGGGTTCCTGTCGGAGTAGGAACGGGAGTAGCAGTAATTGTCGGCGTCGGTGTAGGAGTGGGCGTAGGTGTTGATGCGCAATTACAAGTTTCAGCTACTTGTAATCTTCCGGTTAATTGTTCTCTTACAATTATATCATCTGAATAAAATCCGTCAGGTGCTATTTGCGATAAAGCTTGATCCGTGTAAACAGTGGATGCGTTTGCAAATGTTGCGGTGTCAAAAAAATATGTTCCTACTGCCATAATTAATTTATTTTATACTGGACATGATACCGTTACAGTCCAATAAGTTCCAGGGAACGGTGCAAAAACCTTCAGCGTAGCTGTGGTTGTAGCCGTGCTTTTAGTAAACACAGCCGTGCCGTTTCCAGGAGCGGTGATAGTTTCTGCCGGTAAACCTTGAGATGCAAGGAAAGAATTTAATGATCCTTGGTATCCAGTTGATCCTCGATATCCTGTATTTATTACTTCTACTCCGTCAAACTCTAATATAAATTTATCTACAACTGTAAAGGCATCAAACGTCAAAGTTACAACCCCAGTAGCTGAACCTAAATCAATAACTTGTGTGTCGGGGAAAGCCTCGCCACCACTATAACCTGTTTCGGTTCCACATGAAACTACCGGTCCAACAGGCACAGAACCACAGCAGGCATTTCTTGCCGATGTCGCGTCATAATTTAATAACGTTTGTGTTGGTTTTCTGTAATCCCAAATTAAATACAAGTTACTACCAGTGTTATTAGGCATAGTAAATTGTGCATAATTTTCATTCCCACTTGTTAATATTGGTGTAGCTAAATTAGATGCGTTAAGTAAACTTAATATTTCATTTGAGTTGTTTGCAAAAGAAGTGTCTGTTCTTAAATATCTAAATTGGTTTGTAGAACTATCAAAAACATAATTATCAGTCGCTAGTTGATTGCTAATAATGTTAACTGTTGCGCCTTCACTTGGGACTATGCCCGAACCAATTGGTCCAGATACATTGCTAAACTGTGAAATAATAGGATCAGAAGAAGTATCTGAAGAAAATGTTATTTGATTTGAATGTAATGGAGAAGAGAAGGTTCCGTCTATCCACGAGTATTGATTATGAATAAACTGCCCTGCTTCATTACTACTTGTTACAGCAATGTTATATATACTCAAAATGTTTTGTATAGGACATGATGTTGTAATTTGAATCGTATCTGGAACTACTGATGTAGTTGTTATTCTTAAAGTTACATCTGTTGCATCAACATTATTTTTATTTATGTCTAATGTTCCGCTAACAAACACTACGCCTGTAGTAAAAGTAACATTGTTATAAACAGCTTCAATGGTGTAACCAACAGTACTGCTGCTTTGTGTTTCTATATCTAGCCCTTGTTCCGTTATTACATCTACTAATCCTGTACCAGTACTTGGGGTGTTTACTTCTGTTATAACGTCTTCTCCTTGAGCGTTTGGTATAACATAACTAATTGATACAGTTCCTACTTCTTGTGTGACATTAACACAATAGATAGTTTCTTCGCCTGGAGTAACTAATACATTTTCGGTTACACCACATGGTAAGCAATTTGAAAAGGCTGGTATAGACTCTCCATTTGTCGCTAATACATACTCATTCATGTAAGGATCATAACCACCAAGCTTTTGATTACCTATGGTATCAACAAAAAAGTCTCTAAACCAACTACGCATACCCGCCTCAGAAATAACTGACAGTGCTTCAGGGCCAGATTCTCCTCCTCGAAGTCTTAGTACCGCACCTCTTTTTGAATCGGTAAAAAATTTATCTGCCCCAAAAACAGCAAAACTTTCAGGGTTATTACTTATCCCAAATTCTTCATCTCTAGCAATCTGCTGACCCAAAACTGTGGGCACGGAAGTTAAAGCTCCACCTCCACTAGCATCTGTAAGTAAGTCTTTACCCTGAAGTACATAAGATATTTTGTCTTCTTGTAAAGTAAGTATATCAGTTCTTCTCGCATGTAACCTTTCTATGGGGCCATACAAGTCCTCTAAAGGCTTAAAGTTTAAAAGACCAAGGTTAAACTCGTTGAGTTTATTTACATTAGACTCATCATTAAATACACCACTGTAGGTTAAATCTGCAAATCTATGAGCTTGTTTATATATTTGAGTTGAAGTTGTGCTAACACGATTACCAAAATTAATTTCCTTTCCTGTTATAGAGTCTCTAATCTTATAACTTTCAACCCCGTTGCCAAAAGTAATACAGTTGCTAAAACCAGTATCTACTATTGCATCTTGAGGTGTAATCGGCTGAACAGAATTTTGAAAGTTTATAACTTGATTTTGCACATCTCCCGAATGTTGACCTTGGTTGTCAATGGCAAATGACTTGTCATTTTCGTACCATACGTCAGGCAATGCGTCTTGAGGTATGGTTTCAAAAACAATACTTGTTTCACGTCGAATTACTTCTATTTGCAGTCCTACAATTGCGGTACTAGGCCTAGAACCATTTGTTCCTGTGGCCATTAAAAAAGTTTCACCTGTATCGGTGTTTTTTGCAAATCTCCAGTAATTTATGTTTTCAGCACTACTTATTTGTGTATTAGTAGTTCCTGTTAATTTATCTGAAGGATTGGCTGCTGGGGATGGCTCATATAAAGTATTATCATAAATATTTGTATTATCAGGATTAAAACATTGGTTTGTGGCGCCATTACAAGAAATACCATTGGCATTAATACTGTCTATTACATTTTCTCCTTCAAAAAATGCTTTAAAATTTGAATATAAAGCCGTGGAGACTATTTCTTCTTCATATAGATACTGTACTTGACCAACGTAGGGTTGAAAATATCCCGGTCTAAAATTGGTATATTTAATTTTAACCGTACTCCCTTCGGGAATGGTGTAGTCAACATTAGCAATTGGTGATCCTGTAGTTACAGGGTTTTTTACAGTTACCGGAAAATTTGCACACGGATAAACATTACTATTTCCGCTAAACGCATTAACTGCAGGATATGAAACAAAGTTACCTCCAACCTCTTCACCACTTTGAATTGAAAAATTATTTGGATTTAACTTCATGTATGTTCCAGCAGGAACCGCTACCTTAGTTCCCCCTGGATCTAAAGGATTATCTATCTCAAGAAACTGAGATGCCTTACTTTCCTTTTCTAAAACAGTAGTAAATGTACATGTATTTCTTGGGCCAACAGTGTCAATTTTAACTATAAGTCTATCGCCCGCTTGTACTTTATTTGCATTTTCACCTTCTAATAAAAAATATGCCGCGAAGGTATCGGGATCTTCAAAATATACATTTGTATATATCGTATCATAAGTTGTTTTATCTGGCTTAATAACAAACTTATACCTTGACGCCCATCGGGGTGCTATCTGAGCTGGAGTAGTAGTACCCCCTGGTATAGTTACTTGTATCTCGTTTTTTGTTATTGAATCAGCGCAACTAACGTGAACTGTGTTTTCTTGACTTACAAGGGCGGTTGATGATCGGTTAAAATCATCCATGTAAATAATGCCAATCTCATATCCTCTATTGCTATGTAAAGAAAAATTATTGGAAGAGCTTGAGTAAGATACTGTAGATGATAAAATAGTATAGTACTCATAAAAAGTTTGTGTAGGGGTATTTATATTATCCACAAACTCCATTGCTACAAGCTGAATACCTATAAAGTTATTGGCTGGTGAACCAAATATTTGAAAAGGTTCGTCAACCGCTGCTATACCACTAGCCTTTTTGAAATATGCATCTAGTTGATTCGGTATAGCACAATTAAAAACATCTGTAAAAGTCGATCCATTACATGAATTAGCTACAGTTTGGATATTTGTAGACGACCCTATTTTAGATACAAAATCAGTACTTTGTGTTAGTTCGTAAACAGAAGAAAATGTTTGGGATAGGTTGTATGTAAAACTTACTGTACGTGATGTAGTTGTTTCGACGGGAAACGGTGTTTGACCTTGAAAAGAACTGTGTTCTATTTGAATACTCCAAGTAATTGAAGAGCCAGCTACTAAAAGGGTTGGATCTATCTCCATTAATACTTCACATCCCAATACATGTAAATATCCACCAAGGTTATATCCCCCGTTAGCTTCAGATGATGCTATATCCACAACATCAATAGAACTTGTCTTTAAGGTGGTGTCATAATTTAATCTAATAGGGTTATTAAATCGGTCTTTTAAATCATATCCTTCTACATAATTTCCATAGACTAATCTATTGCCCATTAAAGTTTGAGCCTGTGCTAATAAAGGAACGTTATCATACAACCTTAAAATCTCATATTCTGGTAGTACTGTGAATATTTTTTGACTATCAAAAACGTATGGCGTTAACTCATCATTGCCTATGCCTAAATTTAATTTATTTAAACTTTCAATAACTTTTATTGTAGGATCATTAAACTCCTTAAACAGCAATTCTACTGCCTTGACAAGAGGTCCTCCAGAATTAAAAGTAATAGTGACAGCATTAGATGCATTAATCATCCCTTCATTAAGATAACTGTCGATGCTAAATTTAAAAGGTTTTGCTGTAAATGCAGCATTACTAAATTGAGAGGTTGCTGAGTATTCACCATTTTCGTATTGGTATCTATAAGCAAAGCATACAAACCTATCTTCTAAAAAATTGTTTTCACTCACTGCTTTAAACGGAACAACAGTAGGTGCTTCTACTGGTGGTTTTTTAATTACCAGTAAAGACTCCGCACTAAATTGATCAATGTAAGCTGCCATATTTTATTATGATATAGTATAAGTTACCTCATTAGTTAAAGTTAATCCTGTCAAAGTAACAGCGCCAGTTGATTCTGGTTGCTGCGCTGCTCCATTTCCATCTACATAAGCTGTTGAAGCAGAATAGTTTGCTGTATAGGTCCCGCTATTTCCATCATCTCCGATAATGTTTCCTGTAATACTTGATGTCCCTGGATTGGATACTGTACTGGCATTGATTAATCCTATAGTGGTAATGCCTGTACTTTCATTGGTTGAAAACTGTGTAAACGCTAGACCATTAGCTGTATTATTTCCTTGTACAGCAAATCCTTTTGTAACACTATCGGCCCCTGCAGTATAGCAATCAACTCCTGGTAATTGTATTTCCGTTATTGTTGGTACTATACCTGTCCCAAAACCTGGGGTGCTAGTTGGACATCCATCTAAAGTGCCTCTATGAAAACCAATAAAATTAATTCCTCCTACTGTTACAAAGCCTGCTTTAAATTTAAATAATGCAGTTGATCCCGATGGCGGCACACCATTTAATTCTGGTTCAGCATAACTATTATTTATATTTATAAATCTCGGTGGACTAAAGTTATCAGTAAAATATAAAAAATTTCCCACCCTACTAACCGCTGTTATTAGATTGATGGGGCTAAAGTTTAATGTTGTTAATACACCACCCCCATCATCGGTACTGACTACATGATAATTTACACTTGTTGTTACTGTATTATATGAACAAATCATATCACATTTACCCGTATCTGAAAGAGTAAATTCTGGATCATGTACAAACCAGTAAATAGTTTCATTAGCACTATCTTCAAATGCTCCTATGCAACGAGCATTTGTGCTTAATGATTCTATATCTAAAAAAAATAAATTAGTAAGTAAAGTATTTCCTTTGGCGTTTTCTACAGAACCAATTTCCGATGCTTCAGTTGATCCCAACCTTACGTTGAGAGCATCTTCATATTCGCCATTTGGTATAAGCCTTTCATCAAGGCTTTTATTCATTCGGCCAGCAATAAAATTCCGTTGTGTCCGTCCCATGTTATTTTATCCACTTATTTTCTCCCCTCATATTCATTAGGAGTCTACCAGGGTGTATATTGCTCAAGCGTATTTTTGCATTACGAAGTAGTGCGGTTTTATCTTTTCTTGCTCTATTAACAATATATTCTTGCACTCCAAACTTACCGTTTAAGAGAGAATATTTAATATATGCGTAGATATAATCTTCAAATAATTTATTTACTGTAATTAAAGAATCATCTCCTCCCTCCATTCCGTCAGATATGTATTCCAATATACACTGCTCATTTGCCATTGTTGAGTTAAAGTTAATAACCCCTGCTTTCTTATCTATAGTAAAGGTAGGGTTCATATTGGCTGTCTCTGTGTTAAGCCCGTAACGAGCTCCTATGTGTGTATCATAAAAGTCCTCATTATAAGGTGGATTATTATCTTGATCAAGATTGGCTTGGTTTAGATATATGCTGTTTAGTGAACCGTCAGTCCTAGCCGTATCTAAGCTTGATGTTTGGGTATTAACGTTGTCATCAGCATCGTAAGTAAAAGTAGATGTAGCGCTTTGGACATATGATAGCGCTGATTGAACTTGAATATTCTCAAGCAGTGGTCTTATGGTATTATCTTTAAATAAAGATATACGAACCCAATTAATATAATCAGACGGCAAAACAAATCTTAAGTCTGAATACACTGTAAGTTGTAATGATTTTATTTCTTTAAATGCATCATAGTTTAATTCTTGAATACCTCTTTTAGCGTGAAATAATATTTTAAATCGATTTACATTATTTATTAATGAATGGTTTCCATTATACATCAATAAAAAATTGTTTACAATATCCGTTAAACTAACGTATTGATATGACCCCCAATTTAAATCTGTTGGTGCAACACCATCATTAGTATAATATTTTTTCTGATCTATGTATGCCATAATTATTGCTCTTGATTTTGTGTTTGTTCCTCTACTTGACCAAATTTAAATACATCAGCTTCTCTTATTGATATACCTGCGTATTGTAGTATTTTAGAAACTAAATCATTTCCATCATCTAAGGGAAGTTCAAAATCTTGGAAATCAGATTGACTCTGATCAAATAATGGTTCCCCATTAGATATAGTTTGAAAAGTCCACTTCGGATCTTTAGGATATCTAATGTATTGTGACGCAACATCGGTTGCTCCATTAAAAGTAGAAGGATAAATAGTTATAGACCCCGCCTCTTGAGTGTAGGCTGGATATATAATTGATGGGGCGGTTAGATTAGAATTATTTAGAGAAGTTATTTTGCTGTTAGAAACTAATTCAGCAATACCTTTAAAAACACCTCCGCTAGAACACCTAACTTCATTTATTAAATAATAATCAAATCCAGTTGTCGCTGCAGATGGTAAGAAATATACATTAGCAGCATTTTGAGTTAAGTTACTAGTTACTGAAAAAGTATCAATGACCTCCTCATAACCTTTCTTTATATCTGCATATCCTGTGCCAGAAAGCCTTGCATTCTCTTCATTTATTTGTTGATTATATTGAAAAAAATATTCGTCAAATAAATCTAGTTGCGCTTGTTTAGCAAATAAATTAAAATCATTAGGTGATAAATAACCGTAATTGTTTTTGTTGATTATTGCTAAAACTGTATTTCTTACAGAATTTATCATTAGTAGTCTTTTTACAAAGATAAGTAAAAAAAAAAGAGGTCAATTTTTCTTGACCTCTCTCTA